CATCCCGCAGAAAATCAAAGATTCATTCCGCTTTTTCCGCTATTTTCGTGTCCGTTTTTCCGGGAAGGGCTCAATCTGTCCTGGATCGTTAGTTACCGGCGCCTGCACGATGTCCTGATTGACCACCATTATTGGCATACCCATGACCATGACCGCCCAGACGGAAGCCGTTATCATACGGTTGATGGCGATCTGGTTGGGAATCAGATAGGTAATTTCACTTTCTCCGTAAGCACAGGAACGGCGGCGCTCCCAGCTGAACTTTGCTAAAGGGTACAGCCGAATCTGCATATCCCATTCCGGCCGGATAGTAAGGCTGTTGCATACCTTAACCGCTTTGATGGTGTAGCTTTTGCCGTCCTTCGCCCATTCCTTCCACAGTTTGGTGATGAGGATTGCCTTTTTGGCGTCGTCGGCCTCTTTCTCGCTGCGGTCGCCCGCTTCATAAGAGGTTTCGTTATCTGCCGCGATTTGATCTGCAATGCCGCCTTTTCCGTTCATTTTTGCTTCCCTGACGATTTCGCTGACATTTTTGCGCTGCGCAATCAGGATATACGGCTGCCTTTGTACATCGTCCACGTTCGGATCACCGAAATAGACGTTTTCTACATCC